GACATTCCAACCTGCACTTCGTGGATTCATCGAGGAGTTCTCCAGTAACTGCCGATTCATTCTCACCTGTAACTTCAAGAATCGTATCATTGAGCCATTGCACTCACGCTGTGGTGTCTATGAGTTCAACACTAATAAGAAGATGCTTGCCGAACTGTCTATGCAGTTTATGAAGCGTCTGACTAAAATTCTAGAACAGGAAGGTATTGAATATGATAAAAAAGTTTTGGCTGAACTTATCATTAGGTTTGCGCCTGACTGGCGCCGAGTTATTAATGAGTGTCAGAGATATTCTCTCAGCGGTCGTATTGACACTGGCATTCTTAGTCTTCTTTCCAATAATTCTGTTAACGACCTTATTGGATATCTTAAGGCTAAAAACTTCAAAAAGATGAGAAGCTGGGTAACTAGCAATATAGATACAGACACATCTGGAATCTTTAGAAAGATTTATGATAGCATGTACGAAACTATTCAGCCTGGAAGTATTCCGCGCGCAGTACTGATCCTTGCTGATTACCAGTACAAAAATGCCTTTGTGGCTGATCATGAACTCAATGTTGTTGCCTGCTTAACAGAACTAATGGCGGAGGTAGAATGGAAATGAAACACGAACTAACACTGTATACACAACCCAATTGCGTGTATTGCGATATGATGAAGACTAAGCTTGATCAATGGGGTTACAATTATATCATAAAAGATATTAAAGCCGATGATGATGCTCGAGCTTTTATCGTTATGGATGAAGGCCATCGAGTTGTACCACAACTTTACTATGGTAAAGCACATATCAATCCCAACATCAATACTGAGGAATACACCCAAAATATTTTAGAAGAATATATTGGCCACTTGGATTCTGCTTATGGGCCCATTTGAATTCGTCAAAGCGATCAACAGCAAGCAGGATATCATCAGGGATGATCTGGATGAAAAGTCTTATCTTCCCTATATGATTAATCACAGTTTTTCCTATTTTCCAGACACAGTTCTTCTCGCCAATGAGATGAATATCAACCACCATGTTGATAATAAGCTTCAAAACGACTTTTTTATAAATACTATACGAAAGAATCCTAAGCGCTTTTCCAAATGGAACAAAGTAAAGCACGATGGTGATTTTGAAGCGGTGAAAGAATATTATGGGTACAGTAATGAGAAAACTCGTTCTGCTCTTTCACTACTTTCTGCTGAACAAATAAACATAATTAAACAGAAGGTGGATCATGGTGGAAGAAAAGGAAAACGCGCCAGTTGAATGGTCGCCTCAGGACATGCTCGAAGTCACCCTTAATGAGCCAGACGATTTCCTGAAGGTTAAAGAAACACTTACTCGTATCGGCATTGCCTCTCGTAAGGACAAGAAGCTTTATCAGTCGTGCCATATTTTGCACAAGCAAGGTCGATACTTTATCACACATTTTAAAGAATTGTTTTTGTTAGATGGTAATAAGTCTACATTAGAGCAGACTGATATCCAAAGGCGAAATACAATTGCAATCTTATTATCTGACTGGGGTTTGTTGACAATTGTTAACACTGACAATGCAAATGATACAGCACCGCTTCGTCAGATTAAAGTTCTTCCATTTAAAGAAAAAAATGAATGGGAGCTTTGTCCGAAATATAACATCGGACGCTGATAAATACATATGAATTGCCCGAAAGGGGATTCGCTTTTACCTTGCTAGTCAATAGGAGGAATATATGACTGGAAAAAATACCAGATACCCACGCAATGGGTTTATCGGTTTCGATCACATCTTTGCTGATTTAGAACGCATTCATAATCAAGCAAAGGATACCTATCCCCCACATAACGTTGTTAAAGTTGATGACCTTAAATTCACAGTAGAGATTGCTGTCGCAGGATTTAGTCAGGATCATATCGACATTGAAGTTAAGGACCATGTTCTGACTATCACTGGCGATCGTCCACAGCGTCGTGACCAAGACATGTATGTGCACAAAGGTATTAGTGCTCGAAAATTTAAAAAGTCATTCAGACTGTCTGAATACACAGAAGTAATCGGAGCAGATCTTTTGGACGGAATCTTGACTGTTGATCTTGAAGTCGTCCTGCCAAAAGAGAAGCAGCCTCGTAAAATTTCAATTGGAAAAAACGAGGAAAATAGTAATGCTGAATTTCTTACGGAAGGTGGGCAGTAGCATCATTGAAGCCCGACTCAACTCTGCTTACTGGCAAGTAGCAGGTTATCTTAAAAATGAATATCGTACAGGTAGTAACCATTTTACTCAACACGATATCTGCGAAATGTTGAAAAAGGAGGGATTCGATGCAGTGGTTTATAAAGTCACTCACTAAATGGTTTAAAGAAGCCCGCATGACTGATGAAGAAAGATATCTTTCCGCATCTACAAATTTGATTGATTTTGAAAATCGGCAAAGGGACATTGCTTATGGCAGAGCTCCTTATCAACTTCAATCAACTTCAAAATCGACACTGGTTGATCGACACTGGTTGAATGCAAACAACTACAACTAAAGCAAGAGGGGACTTCGGTCCCCTTTTTCTGTTTACATCTCTCAAAAAATAATGTATAATATATCCCTGACTCAGAAAGGGACTAGAATGAATTTTTACACATCAGTTAACAGACTGGGAAATGCTATCCTAGTTCGCGGAATAAAAAACGGCCGGCGCGTACAAGATAGGGTAAAATTTAAACCTACATACTATGTGCCGACTAAAGAAAAGACAGATTGGAAATCACTAGATGGTAAACCAGTTGCCCCCATCACCTTTAACTCGGGCCGTGAATCTCGTGAATTCTTGGAACGTTACAAAGGAGTCGATCATTTTGAAGTCATGGGTAATACAAACCATGCTACTCAGTACATTTATGACACATACCCTGGCGAGATTAAATTTAACCGTGAAGCTATCAACACGACCACAATCGACATTGAGGTGGCTTCCGATGATGGATTCCCTGAACCATCTGCTGCCGACTTTCCTGTCATTGCAATCACTATCAAAAATAATATTGATGAGCTTTATTATGTTTGGGGCATGGGTGACTATCAGACTCAAAGAAACAATGTCGTATATGAAGAATGTTCGGATGAAAGAGAACTTCTTCTACGCTTTCTTGCTCACTGGTCTAATCCTTCTACTTGTCCTGACGTTGTAACAGGATGGAACACTAACTTATTTGATATTCCGTATCTGGTAAATCGTATCACCAAAGTTCTGGGTGAAGATCGCGCCAAGTCTATGTCACCATGGAACCACTTACGCGAACGTAAGGTTATGAAGAACAACCGTGAACAGATTGCCTACGAGCTGACTGGTATCCAGCAAATGGATTACTTTGATCTGTTTCAGAAGTTTGGTTATACCTATGGCGCACAGGAATCCTATAAGCTAGATCACATCGCCCATGTAGTACTAGGTGAAAAGAAGTTGTCATACGATGAGTACGGCGCGCTCCACCTCTTGTACAAGCACGACTTCCAGAAGTTTATCGACTATAACATTAAAGATGTAGAACTAGTAGATAAACTAGAAGACAAACTCGGTCTGATTACTCTGGCCATGACTATGGCATACAAAGCTGGCTGTAACTTCAATGACACCTTTGGAACTGTGGGCATCTGGGAATCAATTATCTACCGTGACTTGATTTCAAAAAAGATCGTACCGCCTCTCAAGAAAGACAAGACCAAGACACCATACCCTGGCGCTTATGTAAAAGAACCTAAGCCTGGAATGTATGACTGGGTGGTTTCTTTTGACCTTGCTTCACTGTACCCGAATATTATTATTCAGTGGAATATGTCGCCTGAAACTATTGCAGATTCCTTTAACTCAGATGTATCTGTAGAAAAGTTACTAGATGGCACCAGCGTAGACCTGGGCGAGAACCAGAGTGTCTCTGCCAACGGTATTATATTCAATACTGACAAGGTTGGGTTCCTACCAAACATCGTAAAAGACTACTATGCAGAGCGTAAGGTGATCAAATCTCAGATGATTGAGGCCAAACAGCGCCAACAAGACTCTGACTCATATGATGTACAGAAAGAGATCGAGCATCTGGAAAACCAGCAGATGGCCATTAAGATTCTGCTTAACTCTTTGTATGGTGCACTCGGTAATCGGTGGTTCAACTACTTTGACCAGCGTGTAGCCGAAGCTATCACTTACAACGGGCAGCTCTGTATCAAATGGGCAGAACGTGCCATGAATGAAGCCATGAACAAGGTGCTGGAAACCAACAAAGACTACGTCATCGCCATGGACACAGACTCGCTCTATGTCAATATGAAAGACCTAGTTGAAAAGTTCCAGCCCAAGAACCCAATCAACTTCCTGTCCAAGGCAGGTGAGGACATGTTCCAACCAGCGCTGGCCAAGGCATATAAAAAGCTGCACTATTACCTGGGCTGCCGTGAGAATCGTATGGATATGGATCGTGAGGTTATCGCAGACCGCGGTGTATGGACTGCCAAGAAGCGTTACATCCTGAATGTG